GTCTTCTTTCGTTAAGTCAATCATCCGTAAAACTCCTTAATTTATCCATCAAATCAGCTAGCGCTTTGACCCTGTTAGTCTGATAAAACATCGAGACTTGAAACGGTGTATCGATTTCAGTATTTGTTAAATGCGAGCAGTAGCAGAACAAACTTTTCTGTATGAAGTTGAACTCGTCGGGTGTTAGTCTGTCGTCGTCATTCATCGCACACGCCTCCAAACTGATTCAACATCAGGCATATCGACAAGGTCTTCAGGAACCGGGGTGTTTATTTCAGTGCCTTCCAGTACAATTTCAAACCTTGTTGTTTTTGACAATGATTTCAGCGTTTCTTTATTACGAAAATAATGAACCCAAACCCCTGCGCTTAATATTGCTTTGTCGTCAATCATCCGTAAAACTCCCTGCATTCCTCGCTCGAACCTGCATGGACGGAACAGCAAGAAGATTTAGCATCCTCAGGAAATAACAGGCCGTGCCAGTGTTCAATTTGTGCCTTGATTAGAGCCTCACGGGTTGGGTGTAGCTGAGATTCCACCCACCAGTTGCCACCATCGTCATTTAACTCATCCACGCCGTAGTATTTCTCATCTGATTCAAGGTCAATCTCGCTAATGCGCATACATGCAATCTGGTATTCATCGTTTAAGTGATAAACAACATCATCCACCGCATATAAAGGCTTAGTCTCAGTAAGTTTGCGAAGCACTGTAATTAATGAATCAATAGAGTCAGACCTACGCACTCCATCTGATAAAATTAATTCGTACTCACAAATATGACCGCCAAACTCTAAAAAAGATACTGTGTGCTTAATTGCACATTTAGATGTTTTATTGTATTTGTACTTTTCAGCGAGCTCCATCGCTTCGCGTAGCTTGTCGTAGTCAATCATCTTTGCCCCTATACTTTCTCGGAAGACCTTTTAACTGAAGTCTTCGATCTCGGTTGTCGTGAAGACTACACAGTCCATGAAGTTTAGCGGGTCTATTACATTGCGGGGCGAGGCAGTCAACACCTGTCCATGTCCCATTGTCAACCCTATCATAATTAACAAAATCAGGGCTCCCATGCCGATTAAATCTTTGATAGTGCATATGGCAAAACCCGCGGGCACTATGAGCTTTATCGCAGTCTTTCATAGTACAGTTACGCATGCTTAACCTCTTCATCGCCGAATTTTAGTTTAATCACGATCTACCATCCCATTCCGCCTTTAATTTACCTTTTGTAATCCGCTCAATCCGCAACTGAGATGAACCGGGAATGCAATCCTCCCTCTTCCACGTGCTGTAACACGTAGCTGACATACCGGTATCTTTACTGAACTGATACCCCGTCTTGTAATACGCTTGTAACTCTTTAAATGTCATACACTTCCCCTAATCAATTGTGATTATTATAGTCCATATGGTTGACTAATGCAATGGGATTTAGTAAACTAGCTGTACGTCAAATCCGGCGCTAACGCAAAAGAGGATAAAGTAATGAGACAGCAGATTGAATTAGTGGATAGGGAGTTCAGCTTGTACGATAATTGCGAAAGGTTGCAGGTGGTTCGTAACAAAATTAAGACTTTAGAGGTCGAAGAAAAAGCTTTGGTACAAGCTATCATTGCTGACATTGGCCACGAGCATAAAGGTAGCCGCACGTATGAAGTTGGCACGTATAAAGTTGAGTGCAAAACACCGGTTACATTGACGTTAGACAAGAAAGCTTATGCTAATGGTAGCGTGTATTTGCCGGAAGCCTTTGATCCAATCGAGCATTCAGTAAGTTATACGGTCAACAGGGGAAAGTACCTCTCAATGCTTGAGCTTGCACCTGAAAGTGTGCGAGATGCTATTCATGCATTGATTGTTGAGAAGGATGGCAAGCCTAATGTGGTGATCAAGTCATGAGTGATAACATATTAATATTGGGTAAAAGCGGAACAGGAAAGTCGACGAGTCTTCGTAATTTGATACCAGAGGAAACGTTAATCATTAATGTCATTGGCAAGTCACTACCTTTCAGAGGGTATAAAAACAAATATAAACCTTTGTCACCGGATGGGTTTACTGGCAATTACTACGCGTCAGACGATCCAATGAAGATAAAAAGACTTATTGCTAAAGTTAATCTAACACGCCCAGATATTAAGCATATTATTTTGGATGATTTTGGCTTTACGATTGCTCACAGTTTTATGAGAAAATGTCACATTAATGGATTCGGAAAATTTTCAGATATAGCAAAAGAAACGTTTGATATTTTTGAAGCTATGAATGACTTGAGAGACGACCTGACGTGCGTTGTTATTATGCATACCGAAATTGACGTATCAGGGATGCATAATGCAAAAACTATCGGTAAGGCTATCGATAACTATGTGAATATCGAAGGCACGTTTACGTATGTATTCCATGCGTTAGTTAGCGAAGGCAATTATGTTTTTTTAACTAACAGTGACGGTCAGCATGTATGCAAAACCCCAATGGGATGCTTTTCTGAAAGCAAGATAGATAATGACTTAAATGAAGTTATCAAAACTATTCATAACTACAACAACGAGGACTAAATCATGAGTTTCTATACCGCACCCAACGGCCACAAGGCTACAGGAGAAGAAAGTAAAGCATTTGCACCGGATTTCTCGACAATCCCTGAGGGCACTACCGCTGTAGCTAAAATCAAGGCTTTCGAGGTGGTTAACAAAGAAGCCACACAATATGCCGACGCACAAAAGTTCATCCAAGTAACGTACAAAATCTTGGAAGGTGATTATGTTCACAGGGAAGTGACCCAGAAAATCAAATGCTTTGAAGGCAGCGATGCGGCTATTGAAAGAAATTTAAACATGCTTGTTCTTGTCATGAAGCTTTGTAAGTTCACGCCTACACACAACAACGAGCCAACAGCGCACGAGTTAGCTAGCATGATTGGCTCAGTGGTTGGTATTACCATTGGTGAATGGTCTATACCGAAGAAAGATGGATCGGGCTTAATGGAAGGCAACTTCGTCAGAAAAGTGGCTTCATCCGAGGGTTTTGCATGTGAAACCGGCGTTAAAGCTGAGCCTAAACCAATGCCGATGCCTGATAGTGCATTTGCGCGAGACAAGGCACGACGTGATGCGGCTGACGAGCTGGAGAGTGACATCCCGTTCTAAAACAGTTTGCCAAGTTAGGAGGCGTCTTAGCTTGGCATTTTTACAGGAGTAACGCATGAAAACATTTCAAGAATTGCGTGATCACATTCGCGAATGCAAGTATAGCGAGATGGAAACGATGTGTTATCAGGCTGGCGAGTACTCTCGATTCCAGTTAGGCCAATGTTCGGGCGCAATTAATGTACTTGATGATATTGACCAAATTTTACGGAATGCCATGAAGCATGAAGATGTGGAGTAGGTTGTGAAGACACTTAGGCCGTATCAGGAAAAAGCCGTAAACGAAGCTTGGGCAATGTTAAAAAAGAGCAGCGCCCCCGTATTGTTTGAGATGTCGGTGGGCGGTGGTAAGTCGATTTGCATTTCCAGCGTGCTTAAAACCATCGAAGATGCCGGAAAAACAGCTTTATGCTTAGTAAGTAGTTCTGAGCTTGTGAGGAATAACTCACAGGAGTTTATAGAATTTGGTGGTGTTCCTTCTGTTTTTTGCGCTTCGTTGAATGAAAAAAGTCATGATAAAAACATTGTTTTTGCCACACCTCAATCAGTGATTAATGCCGTGAAATCCAACCACCCTTTGGCCCAGCGTAAATTTAACCTAATTGTTGTTGACGAATGCCATCAAATAAATTCCCACAACCACCGCTCCATATTCATGCGAATACTTCGCCATTACAAAGCTCATTACAAAGATATGCGCTTACTTGGGTTTACAGGCACGCCGTTTAGGGGTGAAGAATCTATTGTTGGTGAAGAGGCGGTATTTAAGTCTCATGTCGCTAATATCAGTACAAGTTATCTAATTGAGCATAATTATTTAGTTCCACCTGTATTTGTCACTACTGAGACGGAAGGTTTTGATTTCAGTAAATGCAAGCCACAAAACACGGGTGAATTTAAAGGTTCTGATTTACAAAAAGTGGTCGATAACAAGCGATTAACGTGGGATATCCTTCAAGAAGTTGATGTTTTCATGCAAAAACGTAACGTTTGCATCGTATTTTGCAGCACAAAGTCGCATTGTTATGAGGCGTTCAGCGCTTTGCCCAAAGGTTCAGCTCGCATCATACTAGGGGACACAAAAAGTGATGAGAGACACAAAATACTTACGCTTGCTCGTAACAAAGAAATTAAGTACTTAGTAAGTGTAAATTGTTTACTTGTTGGGGTTAACGTTCCAGCCATTGATTGCATTGCGTGGCTACGTCCTACGTCTAGTTTACTGTTATATATTCAGGGTATTGGCCGTGGTTTGCGTTTAAATGATGGCAAACAAGATTGCTGGGTGCTTGATTATGCTGGAAACACATCGAGGTTTCAGGATTTTGACGATCCGATTATTAACGAAGCCGTCCAACCTGACGAAGAAAGCGTAAAAGATTATGTGATTGTATGCCCTGCCTGTGCCCAACTTAACACAGATACTGCAAGACGTTGTGTTGGTGTAACTAATGACAAGCGTTGTGATTATTATTTTGAATTCCGAGAGTGCCCTAACACGTCATGCAACGCACAAAATGATATTGCTGCGAGGCAATGTCGATTGTGTGAGGCTGAAATAATAGATCCAAACGCAAAGCTTAAGATAACCTTAACAAAGTCTGAGGTCCGTACTGTGTTGGTCAAAGAAGCCACATTTGCTATATCTGGCAGCCCTGAACGATTTCGGGTGAATATAGAATACAAATGCATGAACGAATACGGGAAGATGATGGTGGTGTACGAGGGGTATACGCCGATATCACCTCAAGCAAGAAACATTTTTTACGCAAAATTTGTCCGACAACACTGCCAAGAAAGCTCGTCTTATTACCCTCACCTTGGCAATTATTACAAAGTTAAGGAGATGATGGACCGCGTTATCGCGCCTACCCACCTGCATCTTACGGTTACAGATGATGGCATTAAAATCAAAAAGAAGATATTCTGAAGTCGAAAGTTGTCCCCTGCTGTACATTCACCAGGAGATTATTATGGAAAATGAAATTATCACCCCATCCGTTACGCCGAACCCGGCCCCGAGCGAAAAGAACAAATCCCATCGGGAGTCAGATACACATGTCAACCTAACCGCCAGCGTATTCGGCAACAACATTAGCTTCTTCGCTAAACGCCATGCCGTTTCCGACAAAGAGCTAACACCTGAACCAAGCCGCTGTCTGCCGTGGCTGTGTCGTTAACAAATAGGCTTACCGTGGGTGAAGTCATCTTCATCCAGGTAGGCTTTAATAATTTCCTGAGCTGCTTCAAGGCCATGCTGAACCATCAACTATTTTGACATTATCCCAGGTTGATCCTGTATTTATGCATGATATTAATTGCTTCGTAAAACCGTACTTTATTGCAACATCCACCCCATTCATCGTCTCTAAATCTTTTTTTATCAATCCAACCAAAGCAGGGTTTAAAACGCTATTTCTACGATTTTGAGAGTTAACCTGAACCGTAACCCATCGGCAATTATCAGGTGAGTAACCTTCATCATTATTAATTCTATCAAGGGTTAACCCAGGCTTATATCCATTACTCATAGACCACACGCAAAATTCGTAAACCCTTTTCCACTTAGGAGACACCTTAATGCCCCTAGCTCCATAACGATAAAAATCTTTATCTTTTGGATTATTACATCGAGAAACAATGCCGTTATGGTTAGCTTTCAACTTTCTTTTATAATCAGCATCAATATCAAGAAATTTAAAGCAATGATGTATTTTACGCCTCTTTAAATCAGGCACGCTATCTGTAAATTTCACTAAGCATGTAGGGCATTCAGCCACACACCTCCTTACTCCATTTCCATTTTTATTTCGGACATAGCCCAAGTCCTCAATAACCTTATATCCATTTATTACCCCTGGTAAAGGATTTAATTGTGACATACAATCTCTCCGCAAGAATGCGAGGCAATGGGTCTGTAGCCCGCCTCGCTATTTATCCAAACTCAGATATTCATCAACAACAAAAATACATCTATCAATACCAACACACATTTCCGCAAAATATCCAGCCAATTTCATTTTATCTATGAAGCATAACTGACCCTCAGTATGAATCTTATTGCTGGGGGTTGGTTTCCAGCCATCTTTTTTAATCTCAATGAATGCACCATGAAAACCACCACAAGGGTATGCTATAAATAAATCAGATGCAAACTTATGCAGCCCCATTTTTTTTGCAATTTTATGCCCTTGAATGCTGCGCTTTCCTTCATTTCCTATCATAATTACATGCTTACGAACCTCAGGGTATGCATAGGCAAGCCAATTAATAAAATTAACCTGTACAATCTGTTCAACACCTAATTGCATTATTTCCCTTCCCTCAACATAACCGCTACATCCTTAGCTCTATTGGGAACCTGGGATGCCCACTTCGAGTCTAACGCCTCCTTGGCTGCGTTGGTGCAATCATTCATATCTAAGGCTGAAATCATCTTCTTAAAGCCAAGCAATCGGGTAATACCCATATTGAAGCACATATTGATTAACGCATCCTTAACGCCGCGTGGCTGATGCTTAAACCAGATGTAACGTTCCAGTTGATCAACACACCGCTTAACGTCGTTATTAAGAAGATACTCGGCTTCCTCTTCAGATATACCTACAGACTCCAGGTTTCGACCATAAGCCACCGTTTTAACACCCACTGTGTCGTCATAAACAAACCTGCGGTATCCTTCATGGTGTTTTATCCAATCAATAAGCGTCCTTTGCATTACTCCTCCGGTGATATGTCAATATCTACGCCATGAGCACGCAATACACTTTCCGCAAACTGCTCCACCGGGCCATCTGCGCGCTTGGTAATCCAGTACGACCCAAATCCAAGGATTAGTGTCCCCGAAATGATTGCAATCTTAAACCATTCGTATTTCATGATGTGCCTCCAAGATAGCAAAAAGGCCCCTAAGGGCCTCTTGATTAAGCCATATCTACAACTGAATACCAAACGTCTACTTTGTAAGTAGAAGCTGTGCCGCCAGTAAAATCAGCTGTAGCCATGGCCAAGTACAGACCTTGGTTTAACGTAGCTGAATCAACAAGCGTGGTATCAACAGGTGTAAAGCCAAAGCTCGTATCTGCTGTAGCTGCAATCAATGTTGCCGCCGCAAGAGTGCCTGTAGCTTTTGTACCCGCTCCGTTAGATGTTGAAGCGTACTGTACGTGAACCGCCCCTCCGTCCGCCAACACAGTTCCGCCATAATTAATGGCTAAACTCGCACGGTGCAGGATGATTTTCTTGCCAGCGCCAGGAGCAGCCGCCACTAATGCACTTGCTGTATACGAGCCAATAAACTGAGCTAATGTAACATCAACTTGGACATGTTGAATCAAAGATGACAAATCCAGCAAAGGAACAAATCCACCCGTGGTGCTGTTATATGTGAATGTATTTTGGCCGCCACTGTATGAAATAGCTACCAAACAACCATCTGGAAAAGTGAAAGCTCCGTTGTTTAATGCATAAATTGCATCTGATTGCGTAGCCCAATATCCAGCAGCTTCGATAACGTCTAATGAATCGCTGGTTGTGATTCGAACCATGGTTGGTTGAACGCCCCAATCGTACGAAATAGCTGTAATAGACATGTTAAATTCCTCTAATTAGTGAATGAATTACTTAGTACACCTTGCAACTTTAATGGTTTTCTTCGTCAACTTCATCACCTAAATCATCCTTTTCTTCTAATGATTTAATTTGACCTTCAAGCACTTGCATTGCACCCGATAACCGGTGAAACATTTGCTCGGCTTGTGCACGTTGGTCAATACATGTTTTCAATTGATCTTGTAAATTTTCTAAACCTAACATTATGATAACCCCATGTATGCATTAACTGCGTCTACTGCATCGGAGTACGATACCAGTGAACGCCCGTCATTTTGAATGTAATCTTTGCTTAGCATATCACCTAAGTAGTTTTTGTAGTTAGCTAGCTGTAAGTAAATCTCATAAGATTTTGCTTGCTGTATCGCAAGGTTAATTGCATCAACGTTGTCATCACCAACATTAAATACTTCATTCACAGTCATAATAGTCATTTTATGCGCTCACATTTAAGTTAAGTTATACAAAGCAGTTTTGTACTCAGTACCGTTTACAATCTGAATCATGTAGCCCGCTATTGTCCCCGCAGTTGGATAAATCGTTCCGTCTCCTCTTACACCCACTGGAAACGTTGCGCTACCAATCGCTACTCCTGAACTTTTGTCTGAAGATGTTGATCCAGTTGAGGCAGTTGTGACAGCATCAGCACCGATGGCTATAGCGCCACTTGTTGTTGCTGTATCAGCCGACGCTTGAGAGCCAATTAATGTATTATTTGACCCGGTCGTTAAATTAGCAGAGCCCGATGCATTATTACGACCAACGTTGCTTCCGATTCCGACGTTTTCAATACCGCTTGTCAATGATGTAAAAGATAGTACACCCACCGCAGTATTGTTACTGCCTGTACATGCTGACAAACTAAAACGGCCAATAGCCATATTATTTGACCCGGTAATAAGCGCATCTAGTGCGAAAGAGCCAAATGCAATATTGGAACTCCCTGAAGTGCACAACTTTAGAGCATCAGTTCCAATTCCGATGTTACTGATACCCGTAG